CCTTCATATCCAACTTATCGCCCTTAATCTTTTTCCATGCATCAACCGCAGTTTGCGCTTCAATCTCAATTATCGATTCCACTGATTTGGTGTAAGTGATACGAAAAGTCTTCATTTATACCCTCCTGACCCCTCCTTCTGTTCCAGTACCCAATAAAGTACTGAAATCAAGGTGTTCCTGCTTATCATTACCCCCAATAAACCCGAATTCCAACTGTTCGTTACTGTTCAACCCCATGTAGTTAGCCTTCTCTTTAGGGAAATTCAGGCAGGATGTTTCTCCCGGAAACTTTTTCCAAAGCGCCCTGTCATAGCCTAATGCTGCATCTATCTCACCTTGAGGAGTAGGAGGATACAACCCTATCAGCTTACCTTGAAAACTTGCTTTCCAATACTCGTAAACATAACCATTGGACTTATTCCTAAATAGATGTACTCCACGATACTGTGACGATCCTCTATTTCCAGGGTCTAGTTTGCAATTGATACTATTCAAACCAGGACTCGCAGGACGAAGGTTTTCATACCGGTTATCCAAATGGTTACGGTTAATATGATCCAGTATTTTAGGCATCTCGCTATAATTGTATATGCCTGGATGTTTCCATAACCATACAAGCCGATGGATATTTTTATTAAACGGCTTCTTGCTGACACTAAAACCTATCTTATAAGTTTGAGTGCGTTTACATAAGTGACCAGCAGGATCTCCACGCTTCGACCTCTTATTATCATGCTTGAAAATCAAGGGCCTACCTTTATCAATCGGCACATAATCAAACTTATCGTGCAATACCTGTTTCGTCAGTTCTGTTCCGTTACCAATAGACACGCGCAACTCCTTCCCCAACCTCTTTTTTCCATAACTCTTCATCGCTCGGTACTCGCGCCCGGAAAGGTGATCTATGCGCCACCTTTTCCGTTTCCTGTACCACACGCCCTTCCAAATCTATCTCGTTCAACTGTTTCACGATATCAGCGATCTCAGCTTTCCTCAAAGGATTGAACAAGACAGATTTCCAACCGTGCAGTACCAGTAACCGATCAACCAGATACCCTAATCCCGCCACTAACTACTCTTCCTTTACCGTTTTCTCGTAAGTTTCCAAGTCGCGTCGAAACCATCCTCGCCAGAACCCGTTCTGATTCGTCCGTGTACCACCCCACGATCCCTGATTGTTCGGGTCCGCTTCCTTTTTCCTCATGTAATCGCCTACCTTGATACCGTACCGGCTACCCGAAAAAACGTTGTTGGCATGAAACAGTACCCGTTCCCCAAAGTAATCCAATGCCGTGATGTTCGCCCGGTCCAAAGCGGCCATTGTGCCTCGTCCCGCAACACCATCAACGTCTACCCAACGTTCAATATCGTTCGGATGTACCCGCGTATTAATCGCCATCTGTAAAATCATGTCACTGGCACGTTTGCCGCCATTTACCTGCATATCGGCATACTGTAACCTCAACGGTACCGGATACCGGTCCAAATTCATCTTCTCCCACAAGTCACGATAGAAATCTATCGCTTGATCACGTGTCATGTCACGCATATCCGATTCACTCGCTTCACGACCAATGAAACCACTGAAACTCTTTTGCGTGATACCCATGTTCGTTTGACCGCCCCGATCATTCGGGTCATCAACATAGCCACCCTCATGTTCCAAGACCATCTCTACCCATCCTTCAAATCCCGCCATCTTAACTTGCCTCCCCCTTCACATATTCTTTAACAAAAAAATGTTTATGGACCGTTCGTTTCCTTTTCTTCATCTCAGGATCTTCCTGATAACACGCTGAACTGCAATACTTCTTTTTCCTGCTCGGTACAAAAGAAAATTCGGTATCACAATCAGGATGATGGCAAATAGCGTAAACCTTCTTTGATTTCCTCATACCATCTTCCCTAACCCGTCCCAATGAAAAAGATTACCGCCAGGTAAACCAATACCATCCCCAATATCGAAGCTGAAAAAAATATAACCAGTGTTCTCAATACATCAAAAAGCATAACCCCCCATCCATTTAAGTACCGTTATCATGCCTACCGATGCTAAAATAATGATGATCCCTGACGTAACCAAAATCAGTAACCACCAACCCAAACCCTCCATCATCGTTTACCGCCAAAATATTCTACCGCATGTCCCTCATCCACCAAAGTACGGTTAATGCTTACCCCGAACTCTGTATCCGAAAACAGTTCCGCCAGTATACGCCCATATTTACCCTTGTCATGCGAGACTAAATAAAATTCCAACCCCAATACAGCACTGCCCACACCTCCCAACAGTTCCACTAACCTCGCCTTAGCCGCTAAACCCCGTTTCTTCTCTTCCTTATCACGTGTACGGCTCTCAGGTGTGTTGATCCCGTATAACCGCAGTTTCTGGCCCGTTAACCAAACATCAAACCCCAAATCCACGTCCGCTACAACCGTGTCGCCGTCTATTACCCTCACTAACCTGCACCTGTACCTATACATATTAACCGATCACCCCGTTACCAAAGTTCTAACTGCCTAATATCAATACCGTCTTCCGTACCTTCCTCATTTCCCGTATCTTCCGCATCCTTCATCACGCCACCCTCCAACAACTCGTCCATCGATCTCAATTGCCACGCTGAATACAAATAACATGGACGTTTGTCAAATGGCGGTCGCGTATCCTCCCACTTACCGTCCCTCTTCCCGTCACCCCCAAATACCCAACCGCAAATCTCCAGTTCCGGTAACCCGTGCAGCCTCACCAATACATACCGCCAATCGTCCCGATCATCCAACTGCAAAATCAAATTGCCACGTCGCAGTAACGTTGACCTCACAACAATATCGTCACCAACTTCCGCCGTACCCTTGTAACTCCTCAAAAAACCCCGCCAATTCAAACCCAATACCTTGGCCACACCATATCCCGCTACACATCCCTGTACACTTACCTCACCATCATCACCATCAAAACCATGCGTCTCACCCACACCCAACTTCCGATTCAACGCATGTCTCGCTAACCCAACATTCCTCGCTTCTTCCATCTCATCATCACTCAAAACCAACTTTATCACGCTACTCATTATCCCATAACTCCAATTGCATCACAGGTTGTACCGCACTCGCCTTCTTACCCTTACCCTTCTTCCTGCCATTCAAACCCCTCTTCCTCAATACCATATCCGCACCGTCACCCTTACTCACCCGTCTCAACCGGTCCTCGTTATACACACTCTCACGCATCTCCACCACTAAACTCGAATTCTTTACCCCAAACTCAAAATCATGGTATAACCTGCCCACGTGATACGTACCGTCATTCTCCATCACATCAGCCTTTTGTAACGCATCCAAAATAAGTTTCTGTCCCGCACTCGCCTGGTTGTCCGGATCCACCCTCCTCGTCCTGTTCCGCCACAAAAAATGAAAGTCTACCGGATACCCTACCACCCTAACCAACTTTGTACGAAACAACTTCATTAACGCTAACTCTACCGCCTTCTTCACCTTGCCACGCGCATGAAAATGACTCCCAAACATCGCGTTCAATGTCGGTAACCGATACACGTCATGGTTAAACTCAACTACCTGTACACGACCACCATCACCCATCACCCATCACTCCCGAAAAAAAAAATAAAATCTCAAATACCTTCAACCCTCCACAATATCGGGGGGTACCCGTAAACCCCATTTCCCGCCCCGTGCCTGCGCCCTCTTCTTTCTCCTCAAACCTCCCTCCGTCTTCCAACGCCAACCACGTCGCGATAACCTCACATCCAATCCCTCTTCCCTAATATACCTAACCAAGTCACTCTCCTCCATACCCAAATCCCTGGCTATCTTATCCACACACCCTCCATACCTCATCATCACAACTATCGTTTCCCTATACATAGACAAATTCTTGACCGCACTACCCATAATACCTACCACCATAACATAATACCCACCAAAATGTCAACGAGGTTCTAGCACCCCCACCCACGTGGAACACGCGCGGAACACGCGCCTCCGCCAACCAAGAATCCAAGAACCCAAGAAGGCAATAGGGCAAGAGGGCGAGGGGACGTGGGGCAATTGACCTTTTGTTGATCGCCAGAAAACGGGGGCGACCCTAGGTCGGGATTTGGGATTTGGATTTCAGGATTTACTTCTTTATGCATTTACTTCTTTATATACTTACTTCTTTATGCATTTACTTCTTTATATCTTTATGGCATAAATTCATTTTGCCATTGTTTGGCATGTGCCTATGGTTTAGCTATGGTAGGGTGCTAAACTCTTGAATTTGGTACGTTTATGGACGTTTTAGCTAGTTCAGTGTGGTATGGATAGATACTATTATGATATGAATAGATAGGCAAAAAAAAATGCCCATCTATTTCTAGATGGGCGATTGATTGGTTGATGTTATATTTTTGTTAGTGTGCCTTATATACTACCGTCTCAATTCTAGAATCCCAACACGCACGACAATCTTCACATGAATTATCCTGCAAGCTTGACGGGCAAAATACATATCTAGTAATAGGATTCCCTAGACGATCTACCCCTTGATAATTCTCGCCGAAATTATGCGGTTCAAATATCGCCGAATTATGTCGAGGCGAGTTGCCACATGCCACATCCAAAGCATTAAAAACTTTTCCAACTTTAGGATGCGACACGCGAAGAATTAAGTTACTAGGAATATCAGGACAAAACCCATACGATTTACTATCCTTTACAAGCTGGTACTCCTTAGTTGGCAACCAGTGTTTTATATGTGGTGTTTCCAATGCTATTTCCACTATATCCGCTAGCATTGTAATTCCTTGTAAATCACCGGAATCGAACCAACGAAAACAACCGGATTTTACAATGCCTTTTTTGTTGTTCATCAGGTATATCATTGACACACGCCACAAGGCCCGATCTTCCTTCCATTTCTGCAAGCGTCTTTTAAGCGCGTTTTGTACGTTTGGGAAGGTATAACGTCCTTTCCTAGCATAACACTCGAAACAAGCTGACCCTTCCTGGGTTACTAGTATCGACCCTACACCACAATCGAAGGCCGATATTGACCATCCATAAGTCGGCATCTTGCTCGGTGACGACAGGCCGCCGACGTTTTCTTCCGCTTGCTTTATACTCTTTATACCATCATATAATATACTCATTTGAATTTTTCCCTTATTTGAATTGAAATTATTGAAACCTAAATGATACAACGTAAGTATAATATAAAAGGTTTCATTCTGTCAAATATTTTTTTATGTATGTCAAATAATTATTACCATATAGAATTATTACCATAAATAATTCTTTATGTCTTTATTTCTTTATATACTTATTTCTTTATATACTTATTTCTTTATGGAGATACTTCTTTATGGAAATACTTATAGAAGGATTTACTTCTTTATGTATATACTTAAAGGAGTAAAGACTTAAAGCCTTAAAGACTTAAAGCCTTAAAGACTTAAAGAAGTAAAGCCTTAAAGAAGTAAAGACTTAAAGAAGTTAAGACTTAAAGAAGTAAATACTTAAAACCTTAAAGAAATAAAGCCTTAAAGAA